TCCCACCATGAACCAAACTTGGAACTCAACATCTCTTCATCATCAAAAGAGAAAAGAGAAATCAAAGCTGCTCTACGAATACCACCAGCTAGAACTGCATCAGCAATATAACAAACCATATCATGTGCTTCAATAGGTGTTAGTTGTTCGCCATTCTCTTTTGCATCAAGAATCTTTTTGAGATTATGAATACAATCTTTCAAAGGTTGAGGTCCGGGAGCCTTACCACCAGAAGTTACTAGTCTCGCACCCTTTGGTCTAATATCAGAGTAGTCAAACTCTGGTAAAGATGCTGTACCTGTGAAATACGCCTTTACCAACGCCTTTACTGCATCAGCCCAACCTTCAATAGAATCACCAATTAGATATCTTCTCTTTTTAAGAGGTTTTCTAATCTCTGGTAGTTTTTCTACATGGTGTTTTTGAACAGAGAAACCAACACCACAACCACCTAACAATAGAAACATAACCTCACCAAAACCACGCCAATCATCAATGGGTAAGTATGAACAGTTAAAAATCCTATTGGGGGACATCTCTATAGGTCTGCCAGCAAACTGCATACTTCTCATTGATGGTAAAACCTTTTTATCATACACAAACTTATAAGCTGATTCTATATCTGATAAAAACTCACTACCCTTCTCCTTGAACTTGTTTAGATGCATATTCTTGTTTCTATCTACAAGTTCTTCCCATGTTTCTCTACGCTGTAACTCTGGAATGTATTTCGCGTATTTGTTATGCACTGTAATGTCTGATAATATTTGCTGGCTTAAATCCATCGCTTTTTCCCCGCTGTTAAATTGTTAAAGTTTTTCCCATTGATTTTCAGAGTTTAGTCTAACACTAGCTATATGTATAAACCCTCTATCTGTTTTACCTAAATTCCATTCTTCTGGAGATATTATACTCAAGAATTTTTTATTATCTTCTCTTTTATACAAATGATATAAACTTCCTTGTTTTGGATCAAATCTAATCTCACTATCTAAAACCATCTTATTAATATTGTAGTTATCAACCAAATTATCATACTCTCTTTTTAATTCTTCCATTTTGGAAGTAAGTGTTTTCTCAAAACTTCTTGCCGATTTATTCTTAAATTCTGTAGTATCTGTTGGTTTGATAACAGGATCTAGTGTTGATACACCATACTCCTTCAACCTCTTATCTGTAACAACCATATCTTTCTTATTCGTCATTACTTGGACCTACATCCTTTGCGCTCCTATAACCATCCTTGAAAAAACCTGCACCAAACTTGATACCAGTTGGTGTATAATGTCGTCTAACACTTTCTGTGTTATTACACTTAGGACAACTTTGTTTTCTGTATCTGTCATAGTCTTTGATGGCTATTGATACCTCAAAAATATTTTCACATTCTTCACAAATGAAATCGTATGTTGGCATTAGATACTCACCGCTCCCTTTTCTTCAATACGATGGATAACTTCTTGCTCTCCATTCTCTCTTGATAAGATAACTTCATACTCTAACTCTTCATTAGTTCCAACCCTATCCTTAGTCATCATTTCATTACACATTCTTATAGCATCATCATTACGAAACTTTCTTCTCTCTAAAACAGCCATTGTTCTAATATCTGTTCCAGTAGTCCCCCAACGACTTGTTCTTATTATAGTAAACCTCTCTGGCATAATATCCTCCTATGCATTCTCTCTATATCTGTCAAATATTCTTTTTCTAGTATCACCTTCACTCAACAAATTGCTAACCTTATCTGACATTGATAAACCACCTTGACCATTATCTTCATGTAGTTTTATAAGGCTTTGACCGTGGTCAATCTGAATATCAAAATTGATACCAGCTGCTCCCATTCTATTCTTACCAATGTGAAACTTACGTTGAGAGAATGTGGCGAAGAAATCAGCTACGTGAACTTTGGATATTGCTTCACCAACCTTATCAATAGTAATAACATCATCATTGAAACCTTCACGATTACTTTGTGTTGCTGTCCAAATAGGAAGTTTGGTTTCCATTGCAAATCCACGTAAATCTTCATAAATACTTTCTAACTCAAATCTCTTCTGATCATATCCGCGACGGCTTCTCATCAAATCACCATAATCAATAATAACCATGTCTGGATCAAAACCACTGGATTGTAATCTACCTATGTGAAACTTCAAGGTGTTTACTGTTGCAATCTTTGTTGGATATTCTTTGATAATAAGTTTACCACCTTCAAACCTGTGCAACTTTGTTTCTACTTCTCTATTTCTTGTAACAATCTCTTTAGTTGGCACTCCAGTAATACGACTATCATAACGATTACCAATATTGTTTTCACTCAATTCAAATGTATAATGAACAACATTCTTACCTGCAGCTAAAGCACCATATCCAAAATTCACCAACATAAAACTCTTACCACCACCAGTTGGAGCCATAACAACACCTAACTCACCGGCAGCTAATCCACCTTCAAGAACATTGTTATGATCTAATGCCTCAAACCCTGTTGGTATAGTGTTAGGTCTTTTATCTTCCTTACTTCTACTGTCAAATGAATCAAAATAGTTATGACCCATATCTGTCTTATCTGTTACCTTTAAACTTTCCTCAATGGTTTTCTGAATCTCATCAAACTTACCTTCTTTCAAAAGTTCTACTGATTCTAATATTGCTGACTTCATTGATTGGTTTTTACAAAACTCAAAAGCTTTTTCTTTAGCGTGTTCTATTTCTTGTCTATTAGCTTTCTTCTCAATATCAACTAATATCGTTAATGCTTCTTCTTTGTCATCACCATCAGACATTGCCGCTATTTCCATACGTAACATATCAAAAGTTGGTGAAGAATCATACTTATTGAATAACTTTATTATCTCAGACCATATAATCCTATGAGCCTCTGTTGTAAAATAATCCTGTTTTAGTATTTCAAATATTCTTTCAAAGAAAATTCTATCAGTTAGTGCTCCTTGAATAACAGTACTTTGAAATTTTGTTGAACCAAAAACATCAAAGTTAGTTCCATCTACCATACTTTTTCTCCTGTTTTCATTTTATAAAACCTTTTTTTACTGTTGAGTAACTTGAAATCCAATTATCAATATTACTCGGCGATATACCTTCAGATAACAACTTAATGCGAAATTTAGGTGGATTAAATCCACATTCATATTTTTCTACTAATTTTATTATAGTATCTACAGATCTCAAAGACATATCCTCATCTAATAACTGAACTATATTGTAATTCTGTTGTATAAGGTCTTTATTGTCAATATACTTCTGATACTTTTTTTGTTTATTATCTAATTGTTCAATAGCATGTTCTTGTATGTGATCAACTGTGTATTGTGTCATATTAGATAAGAAAGGAAAATCTCTCTTTACTGTTTTCTCGCCAACTCCCTTAACTCCAGATATGTTGTCTGATTTATCTCCACACAAAGACTTTATAAGTGTATAATTTTGAGGATAACATTCTTCCTTTTCCATCATCCAATCCATGTTTATAAATTGGCCTTTGGGGTCTTGTTTAGTTTTGATAGGTCTAAAAACTGTTGTTGTATCATCAACTAACTGAAAATAATCTTTGTCACTAGATACAATTATTTTCTCATACTCATCTCTCAAAACACCCTTACACAAATAAGCTATTACATCATCAGCTTCTAAATATTTTACCGCTAATTGCCTTATAGGTAATTCATCTAAACACTCCTTGAGAACCATTATTTGTCTTGCAAAACTTTCTCTTTCATCTTCCATAGAGTATTCAAAATATTTTCTATTCAACCCTTTGAAAGTTCTACCGGCCTTATAATCTGTTAAAGTCTTTCTTCTACGTTCAGAAGATTTCTCACCTTCCCAAACCACAAAGACATGATCTGGTTGATGCAAATCTATTTGACTTCTAATCGACGCCAAACTTCCATATAGTCCAGATACCAACTGTCCATTGTCGTTCATTACAGCGAATGCAGAGAAGTTTCTGACATACATATTCAACATATCTATAAGTAAAACTTTTTCCTTCTTCATATTATGTGACACTCCCACCCCGTTGGGGTTGTGAAATAAACCTTTTTTACACCCGCTTCTTTTATAATGTTCATACAGTAATGACATGGTTTGGCGGGCTTTAGCATACCATGTCTATCTTCTCTATAAACATACATCTTACGTCCCTTGATACAATCATCATATCTATATGAGTTTACTGAAAGGATTGCTTGAAGTTCAGCATGTATAGATACGGCGTAGAATGGGTAGTGTTTTTTGAGAGCAGGATGTGTTTTCATATCCTTATTGTGGGACTTATAGACCTTGCCATTTCTTAACACCAACACAGCGCCAAACCTCGTTTTGTGATCCGACTTGAACATCTCTGAACAAGCCATTCTAAAAAACTTTTTCTTTTTTATCTCTTTTTTTACGCGAGAATTTCTCGGCTCATACTCCATATATTACCAACTTTGATATACTAAATATAACAAGATTTTTGAAAAAATCAAGGGTTTTTAAAATAAATTTTGCTTCTCTTTTGTAGCTATTCAAAACCATAATCTCACACAACTTTGTGTATAAAAAATCAATACACTAAATAGTGTAATTACATTTTCATAATCACTTCTTTGAGTAAATCCAAATCTTGACATATCGCCTCTTTTAATTCTTTTTTAGTTGTATGTTTTGTTGTATTCAAATAGAAGTTACATCTACGTTCAAAATCATTCATAGACCTAAAAATAACATTACCGGCGTGAAAACCAGCTACTTTATTTTGATCTCTTTTGGCCTTATAATATGATTTATACAACTTATAGAGGTTGTATTGTTCTTCATCCACAATATATGATTTGAAGGCAGAAACATATTTGTGATGATCTTGTCTTTTGTATACAAAATCTTCATCATTTTCAGTAAGATTATTTGATACATTCTCATCAAATGTGGATTGTGTCTCTACTACAGGTGACTTCTTTCTACGTGGCATAAAAAATATCCTTACGTTATATAACCATTAATTTGATGTATATAAT